GAAACTGTTGCATATGATGATACTATCTCTTCAGGATGGACAGCTCTAAGTCTTGATACAGATATAGTAGCAAGCTCAGGACAAATTATTACAGTTGCAGAAGTTACTACATCCAATAATAAAGCAAGAAGAGTTGGATTTGCTACAGTAACAACAGCTGATATCGGTTAGGAGAACAAATAGATGAAGCTAAACATATATGATAAAAAACAAATTGTTAAAACATACGAAACGGAAAGTTATGATCTAATGTTTGGAACAGTTGAAGATATTATGACACTCTTTAATGTAGATAAATTAAAGAGCGGATCTGATGTAGAAATAATTAAAATGGTTGGCGAAGCATTACCTAAATGTATAGGAAGTGTTAAGCCTTTGATGAAAGATATTTTTGAAGGTTTAACAGATGAAGAACTTAAAAAAGTAAAAATAACAGATATGATTACAATTATTATGGAAGTTATTAAATATGCTTTTTCTCAAATTTCACTTGGTTTTGAATCAAAAAACTAAATGAGGCTGATTATAACGATCAGCCTTTCTACCAAGCATTATTTGAAATACAAGTTTCTATCTGTGATAGATTTTTATCTGTAAGTCCGTTTGAAATTAGAAAGCAAAGATTTTCAGAGGTATTTTTGTTAATAAGAAGATGGACACAGTATAATAAAAACAAAAATAAGCATACAAATAAAAAAACTGGTAAAAGCATAATAAGAAGAAAAGCAGGAGATAACTGGTTTTAAAAGTAGGTGATTTATTGGCGGAAAAAGATGCAATAACAACCAAATTTAAAGTAGATATATCGGATTTAAAAAGAGGGATAACAGAAGCTAATCAACAAATAAAACTTGCAAATTCTGCATTTAAAGCTGCAAGTAACGGAACTAAAGAGTGGGAGCACTCGTCTGAGGGACTTAATGCTAAAATAACTCAACTTAAATCTGTTTTAGATGCTCAAAATCAGAAATTAAGAGCATATCAACAAGAACTTGAAAAAGCCAAAAAATATGAAAAAGAATCATCCGATGAAGTAGAAAGATTAAAAAAAGAGCTTGAGAAAGCTAAAAGCGAGTATGGTGAAAATTCAAGTGAAATCAGAAAACTTGAGAAAGAACTAACAGAAGCAGAACAAGCAGAACAAGCAATGCATACGCAAGTTAATAATTTAACTGTTACGATGAACAACCAGCAAGGAACAGTTAACAGAACAGCAAGCGAGTTAAATCATTTAGAGTCAGAGTTAGAAGATGTTGAAAAGGCAGAGAAAGAAGCAAGTGATAACAGTGCAGATTTAGGAAATGCACTTGAAGATGCACAAAGTGAATCTAAAAATGCAAGTAGTGGTTTTAGCACTATGAAAGGTGCACTTGCTAATTTAGTAGCGGATGGAATTAGGAATGCAATAAGTGCTCTTAAAGATATGGTTGCTGAAACAATAAATGTTGGAAAACAGTTTGATAGTACAATGTCTGAAGTTAAAGCCATAAGTGGATCAACTGGAAAAGAATATGATGCTTTAAGAGCTAAAGCTAAAGAGATGGGTGCTAAAACAAAATTTAGTGCATCAGAGGCTGGTGAGGCTATGACATATATGGCTATGGCTGGCTGGAAAAGTAAAGATATGATTGATGGTATTGAAGGCATAATGAATTTAGCAGCCGCATCAGGTGAAGATCTTGCTACAACATCAGATATAGTAACAGATGGTTTAACAGCAATGGGATATTCTGCAAAAGATGCTGGAAAGCTGGCTGATGTAATGGCGGCAGCTTCATCCAACGCCAACACCAATGTAAGTATGATGGGTGAAACTTTTAAATATGCAGCCGCAGTTGGTGGTTCTTATGGTTATAGCATGGAAGATATCGCATTAGCTACTGGATTAATGGCTAATGCAGGTATAAAAGCGAGTCAGTCAGGTACAGCTCTACGAAGTATTATGTCGAGATTGGCAACTGATGCAGGAGCTTCCAAAAATAAATTAGGTGCTCTTGGCACAATGACAAAAATTTTAGGTGTACAATTTTATAACACTGATGGCACAATGCGAGATTTTAGTGATGTATTAGAAGATGCAAGAGTTAGTTGGAAATTCCTTACAAAAGAAGAACAGGCTAATTATGGTAAAATGATAGCAGGTCAAAATGCACTTAGTGGCTGGTTAGCTCTTATGAATTCGTCTGATGCAGATTTTAAAAAATTATCAGGTGCTATTAATAACTCTAGTGGTGCAGCTAAAAAAATGTCTGATACTATGCAGGATAATTTAGGTGGAGATTTGACAACACTAGGATCTAAATTCGAAGGTGTGCAGATAGCTATTTACGAAAAATTTGAACCAGCATTAAGAAAAGGTGTAGATGCTTTAAAAGGATTAGTAGATGGTGTAAGCTGGATAATATCGCATAGTGAAGATATATGTACTGTATTAAAAGGAATGGCTTCAGGAGTAATGGCATATGTTGTTGCTACATCTGTTTTAGATGGAATACAAAAAGGATGGAAATCTGTAGCTATTGCTCAAAATATTGTTGCAGTAGGTCAAAAAATTTTAACAGCCGGTCAGGCAGCATTTAATGCTGTATCTAATCTTAATCCATGGGGGATTGCAATAGCTGCACTTGTAGCAGCATTTATTATACTATGGAAAAAATCAGATGCATTTAGAGAGTTTTGGATTAATCTCTGGAACAAAATAAAAGAAATAACAGGAGAAGTTGTTGATGCTATTGCAAAATGGTTTAGTGATGCATGGGATGATATTAAATCAGCATGGAGTGCAGTAGGTTCATTTTTCTCGGGAATTTGGGAAGGTATTAAAAGCGTATTTAGTACTGTAGGAGAGTTTTTTACAAATACATTTAGCACTGTAGTAACTGCAATACAATCTGTATGGTCTACAATAGTTGAATGGTTTAGCACGTATATAGTCGAACCTTTAAAAATGGTATTTGCTCCTTTTATAGCTTATTATACATTTATATTTACAGAAATTAGAGACTTTATTAAAAGCGTAGTACTTGTTGTAGTTGAAATAGTGCAAGGATGCTGGATAATGATAAAGACGATATGGGGAGCTGTAGCAGGCTGGTTTAATACAAATGTAATAACCCCGTGGAGAAATATATTTAGTGCAGTGTGGAATTTTATAAAAAGTGCAGCACAAGGAGCTTGGAATGGTATAGTTGCAATATGGAGAGCTGTAGCAGGTTGGTTTAACGCTAATGTAATAACCCCGTGGAGAAATATATTTAGTGCAGTGTGGAATTTTATAAAAAGTGCAGCACAAGGAGCTTGGAATGGTATTAAAAATATATTTGGAGCTGTAGCAGGCTGGTTTAATACTCGTATAAAAGCCCCGCTTATTAATACATTTACGGTAATTTGGAACACGTTGAAAACTAAAGCACAAGCAGCTTGGGAAGGTATTAAATCTGTTTTTAGTAAAGTAGCAACATTTTTTGGAGATATTTTTTCTAAAGCTTGGACAAAAGTCAAAAATGTTTTTTCTACAGGAGGAAAAATATTTGACGGAATAAAAGAAGGAATAGTTAGCACTTTTAAAAGCATAGTTAATAAAATAATACGCGGAATAAATAAAGTTGTATCTGCACCTATAAACGCTATAAATAAAGTGTTGGGTAAGATACAAGGTGTTAGCGTAGCAGGTGTAAAACCTTTTTCAGGATTAGTAAGCAGAATAGATCCTATCCAGATACCAACACTTCAAACAGGTGGTATTTTAAAACGTGGTCAAGTTGGTATATTAGAGGGAAAAGGTGATGAGGCTGTAGTACCTTTACACCAAAATAAAAAATGGATAAGTGCAGTAGCTAAAAGCATGAGAAATGAATTAAATGGAGCTACAGCTTATTCAGGAGATTTAGGAGGAACTACAAGTAAAAGTGTAAGCAACTTTACACAAGTTATAAACTCACCAAAAGCTTTATCAAGAATAGAGCTTTATAGACAAACAAAAAATTTATTAAATTTAGTGCAGATGCAAGGAGGTAGCTAGATATGTTTATTGCTAAAGTTAAAAACTATAAAGATGAACTTTTAACACTAACACAAAAAGAAGATAAATATCAAGTAATAAGCATAGAAGGCTTAAATCCTCCTGAAGCACAAATAAACAC